TCACGGAAAACCTTAAGTCCTACGATTGTATCATCTACTTTGATGCTACCTGCACCTTGACCACTATTAAAACCATCTTCGTCAAATGGCTCACTAAATACTACTTCTTGAGGTGTAGTGGACATGCCAGAATAAAACATGTGATTTTTAAAAGCTACAACGTGTTTTGCACCTTCTACAGAACTTGTTGTTATGTCTGTTGCACTAAATGATGTGTTAAATACTGTAGGATCATTTACACCATCTACGACTATTAACTTGTCGTTACCATCAAAGTTAAATCTTTCAAAGCTGTATTTGCTTGCACTTGTTCTGCCACTATCTATACTTGTCCAAGATGATCCACCGGGAGTTGCTTGGTATATACTAGTACCTCTTGCGGCTACAACTTTATCTGCAAAAGTGGCAACCATCAGAACTTCCTCACTTGCATTTGAAGTAAAAGGTACAATTGCAGAAACATACTTAGAAAAGCCAGTTATTCTTCTGTAGCCACCCTCAATATCAGGCTCAAAGTTTTCTAACTCCAAAGCTTGTCCGGGTTTCATTATAAATGTAGATTGGTTAAGAACTAATCCACCTTCACAGACGAATGGAAATGCAGCGGTTTCACTTAAGTCAGCCAACTAAACTGCCCTCATGTAATTCTTTCTGTTTATTAATTCTACCCTCATTCGTTTAATACCATCTTCGTATTCTTTGAGGGCGTATTGTGCTGTTTGTACATCAGACCTAAACATGTAGGTATAGTACTTTGCACGTGCATTGACTATTGGTTCAAACCTTGTCGGGATTATGCCTGTGTCACCGTGTTCTGTTAGATCAGTGTTTGTTACATAGTAATCAAACTTTAATGTTCTGTTACTTGTATCTGGTATTGGCGTAAGACCTAACTCATCGTTGTATGTTGTGTATACGTATTCTGGATCAGAAAACTTATCTGTGTCAGGTCTAGCATCTCTCTCTCTGTATCTTTCATTGTATTCTTCGTAAGACAGATACTTGAGTGGTATAGCTTTTATGTTTTCCATTAGTTGAACTAATTTAACATACGCTGTAGAACCTGCTGTTTCTGTAAATGTAACGTAGTGTGTTGTTGCTGTGGCTGTAAATGTAATTTCGGATAGTAATACTTCGTTGCCACTTGCAATGGTAAGAGTGGATGACTTAGTTTGTGTACCACCTGAACTAGTACCTATATCTAAAGTAAGTGTTGAGCCACTAGTTTGCACAAGAACAACGTAGGATTTACCTACTATTAAGTCGCTTACTTCTTGTGTTGCTTTTGCACTTGTAAGTAAAAGTGTGTTGCCAAACTTAGAACTTGCTGCAGGAGAGCCTGAAACTGTAGTCCAGTTAGTTATACTGGCTGAACCATCTATCTCAAAGTCACCATTTGCAATGTAATCTTTTGGCTGTAAGAATACGTTGTCATAGTCAATGTACTTAAGCGTAGATGCTATTGATGCAAAGCTATATAGTTGTTTACCTGCAATGGCATCGACTGATCCTTCTGCTCTAGTAAAGGGCCAGTTTAGTTCAGAGTTAAGTATATCAGATATAGCTCTGTTGATATAGTCTTTAACGGTAGTTTGTACACCTCTAGAACTTGTAAAGTTAGAACTTGTCAACTCTACTTCGTTCATATCTCTTAGTACATTATTAACTAACGTAAGATATGTGCTTGCCATGTATTACTTACTTTCGGAGGTATCAATCTCTTTGGGATTGTTTTCAGCCACTATCTTGTTGAGTAACTGTAACTTTTGATTAGCTATTACCATTTGACCAAGTGCTTTATCTATTTCTTCAAGTGGCTTATGGTTTACGTTTATTAACGATGTGGCATTATCAATCTGTAGTTTATATTGGAAAGCTAATGCCTGTGCTGCTAAGTTTTTCATATTAACTCCCTGTTGCCTAAATTATACACATAAATTATATAAATAGCAAGAAGTTTATTTTGTTATACTACGCAAGCTTTCCATTACGTCGTTTATGTTAGGTTCTTTTGAATTAGGATTGTGTATACATTTGTACTGTCTAGGGCAACCTACCCGAACATCTGCAAATTCTAGCTCGTATGTTTTATTAGCACCTTCGTATATACAAGCCATTTTATCTTTAACAACTTTTTGTTTTTTTAATCGGCAAGTAACATATACGTTCTTTTTAAGTATGCCTTGATGTATCTTTTGCTGTTTTGTATATTTTTTAGATTTGTAGGTATAACCATCTCCATAGGCTTTACTAGAAAATACACTTGCTAGTAACAGTAAAAATCCACCCATAACTAAAATTAAAAATACCCAACCTATACCTTCGCCTACTTGTCTTCTAAGTTGCTGTTGTTTATATATAGTTTCTTGTCTTTGTTTTCTTATCTGACCTTCCATCTGCAATAATTCATTGTACGCTTGAGGACCGTGAGTAAGATTTAGAAACATCTTGAGTTCGTATCTTTGTTCCTCAAGTTTCTTTTTTGCAGCGTATGCAGCCATTGCCGCCTCTTCAATAGAACCAGCTTTAAACAGCTTACCAAACAAAGGTGGGTTTTTAGCTTGTTTTTCTGCATTGTCAACATCTGATACTGCTCCCATCCAGCGACCAATGTCTCCTGACATCTGCTCTATATCTCGCCCAACTGCGAATCCTTGTTTTATAGCACTAAATGCTTTACTTGCAACGCCTACAGCCAGCGATATAGTCACGGGGTCCATTATCTTTTCCTTATAGGTTTACAATACGCAGTTATCTGTAAGTTAGGTCCTTCCTTTTGGGGTATTGAAGGTTGTTTGTGTAATCTCTCTGCGAAGTACAAACATCTATTTAAATTTTGGAAAGTTTGTGTTTGGTCTACTACTCTTAATCCCATCATAAACACAAGCACAAACTCAATCACACGGGTACTCCTAGTACCTCCTTGTGACAATCACAATTACACTCTTCAGTATCACATTCGTAACATTCACAGGTGTCACATTTCTTCTCTTCGGTCAAATCCACTCCCCATTCTTCATTGCTAAAGATAATTTCATTGCACGGTTTCCTACCTGACTTGCCCATCTAGAATCGATCATCTCCTCACAAGCAAGAGGGTAATTAACTTTTTCTATCGCCAACCACATGTTTACAAATTTCATAAGACGAGGAACACCCATATTAAATGCCATGTCAATAAGTACCATTTGTCGTACATCGTTAAGTTGATTTACAATTGGTTTATTGGCAAGTAACTCTTTTTCTACAATAGCTATGTCGTTCATACAGAGATAGTAGGCTTCTTCTTCTGTAAGACCGTTGTCGTAGATATCATCCATAGTTTTATTTATGTAGGAAAGCTCGCCATCTGTGATACCTCTGTCCTCTAAGTTACGACCTATGCCCACCGTATCTATGCCAAGATGATCTTGGTAGACATTCAGAACTATTCCTTCGTGGATAGCTATCATCTTAACTAGTTCATCACGATCGTACTTCATGCTTTTTTCCTTGTTGTCTTACGTTTTCTACCTGATGCAGTGACAGACCACTTGACTGCTTTAGGTCCTGTTTTCTTCTTGGCTTCAGCTTTAGTTATTCTACCAGCCACTGCTTTTGGTCTACATGCAGGATAGGGTCTTTTCTTTTTGTCTTTACCAGAACGACCACACTTCTTGCCTGTCTTAACATCACGCCAATCTTCTTTAAACCATTTGGTTAAACTCATGCGTAAGTGCCACCACGTTTCTTGTAGGTTCGTACAAGCCAAGCATTTGCATACGCAGAAGGATAGACCTTAAATTTCTTTTTTGCTTCTGATTTTACTCTGGAGTAGAGTGCAGCATTTTTTGGTTTAGAACCACTTTTCTTCTTTGCCATGTTATTTCTTCCCCATTAGTTTCATTGCTTGTCCTACACCTTTAATTCCAAACGAGCTACTTACAGCTATAAATAAAAGATACTGATACCAATCAGGCAAAGTGTTGAGTACTTCAAAGCCTGTCCGTACATACTCTGTAAATGACGGAATGAAGACTAGTATTGCTGGTAAAAGCAAAACAACCAAAGCAAATTCGTCTTTCCACGAGTTGTCTGTAGCGTCAGCCATAGACTTCTCCCATGCGACTTCACCTGTTGCTACCTTCTCTGCAACGACTGCTTTAGCTCTGGCTTGTGCTACTTTAGCTTGACCATCAGCTTTTACTTTTTCTACCTTGCTATTCATCCAAGAACCTGCAAGATTAGCTATAGGACCTATTAACGCTGTGAGCATGTGCATCCCTTTTTAGTAAATCTACTGTCAATCCATACTTTACCGTAGTACAAGATAAATAACCACATAGTAAACAACGCACCCTCTAGGTACGATAAATCATTCCAAGCATCTAATACCATATTTTCCATTAGATTCTCCCTTGAGACTTATGTAACATTCTTACATATCGTCTATAAAAACTGTTGCTTATCTTATTTAGTATTTTAAATATTTGAAAATTAATTTGTGCTAACATTTCCATCTCTTCCTAGCCTGCCTTAAACGACTGTTAGGGTCTTTTGCCGCTTTAGGAAACTTTTTCATTTGCCCTGCACTTCTTGCACAATAGGACTTTCTACGTTTGGCAGCTTTACTTCCGGGTTTCACCTTACCCGTTACTGCCGTCTTTAATTTTGATCCGGGGTTGTCCTTACGATACTTAGCTACACCTTTTTTAGTCATACCTGCACCATCTTTGGTTTTGCGTTTATGACCACCTTTTATGGTGTGACCTTTCATTGTACCTTTTTCAGACATTGTTACCTCATAGTTGTCAAGAGGGCAAGTTGCCCTGCCCCCTCGATTTTAATTGTTACGTACCAGTTGTTACACTAGCAGTCTGCTTTGGACCTGTTCCAATGTCACACATAATTGCTATGACTCTGAAACGACCTGCAGTAACGCCTGCACCCAATGCTTTAACTTGGATTGCGTCGGCAGCGATAACTGTGTTGATACCTGCAGCTTTTAAATTAAACTGGTATATAGCATCAGCATTGCCATCTACTCCGTCAGCAAACGCATCGATGTCAGTACTTAAACCAACATCGTAAGTTAAACCTGATCCACCTGCTTCAAGAACGTCAAGACATCCACCGATAACAATTGTGTTATCTGGCACATCTATCATCTTTACAACGTCATTTGCAGAAAGATTTTGGTCGGCTGCATCAAAGATTCTTGATTGAACCATGTAAGGTCTCGGCACATTGCCCGGATGTCCTACAGTTCCACCACCTGCGATGGTATGATTATAATCAGTCATTAATTAATCCCCCTTACGCAAAATCTATGACGCCACGAACTATTGATTCTGGTCTTAAAACTTTTCGACCAAAAACGTGTAGTCCTCTAACGACATCAGAGAATGATTCAGTTGAACGTACCACTTCAGTCTTTGCGATGTGAG